TTTTGGACATATTTAAAAATGCTTAATAGAGTTGGGTCTTCAAAGTCTGTAACCATGACATCAAAACCAGCCATGTACATAGCCTTTGCATAGTCAACGCTATTATTTAAGTAATTGTTTGCTGTATCAGCGTTTAAAGCACGAAACAAAGCAGTACGGTCTTTGCCGGGATGAACAATAAAAAGGGTGTTTCCTTGACGCATAAGAATAGCGCCAGATTCATGGGCTTCAGCAGTCACTGCTGCAAGCACTTGGTCTGGAGAATACTTAGACTTTGTCTGTTTTGTCGCCTCAAGAATAATCTCAGGCGGGTCTAGCATCTTTTTCTTACTGTCAACTAGCATTGTGCATCCTTAAAAATTGCAGCGGAATACACGTTGCCCATTCCAGCCGCAAGGCTCAAAATCAAACCACCCTTCTCTGATGGGGCTGGTTCGCTAAGAAAAACCTTGTCTTCGTCTGTACGGTTAGCAATTGCTGGCACAAAACCGTTTTTGATATTATCCAACAATAATACAGTTTCAAGCAAGCCGCTTGCCCCCATAGTATGTCCGATTCTTTGTTTAAACGATGTTGCCACAAAATCGTTCAAAATGCTAGTCAATGCATGTCTTTCTGCAATATTATTTGACTTTGTTCCTGTGCCGTGAGTCTTAACCGTTCGTATCTTGGAACGTTGAACTTGGGACATGTACAACGCACCTTCAATTGCTCGTTTAAATCCTTGTCCATCTTCTCGTTGACCAATTGCATTTGTTGAGTCTTCGCCTGATGTGTAAGCCCCCATGAGTCGTGCTTTAGGTTTAAATCCTGTAAGTTTCATGCTCTCTTCAGTCTCAAAGACTGCAAAGACTGCGCCTTGACCTACATGGAATCCATAGTTCTTCTCATCAAAAGCGCTAGGGATAATGCCAGCATCATCGTCTTTTGCCGTCAACACTGCGCCTGATTCACCAAAGAAATTTAGTACCGCATTGGTTACTGCATCTTCTACACCTAAAACAATGACTCGCTCCATGCCATACAACTTAATCAGGTTGTAAACATCCATCATGACCTTGAGACTAGACGCACAGGCTGACGCATCAGTCATAACGTGGTTGGTCACTCCACAAGCACTAGCCGTCCGTCCAGCATAGACTTGTGTCAAAGCCATTGGCAAGAACTTGTAGGTGTAGGATAGTCGGGTTTTCCCTAAGTCTACAGGCTCTATCCCTGCAAAATGGGCATTCCCAGAAGCAAGAATAAAAGCAGTTCGGCAAGGATTTTCCCGCAGCGTTTGAAGTAATTCTTTGTCCAGCACTTTCTCAGCCAGACGGTGGGGCGCATAAATCATCCCCGTGTCTTTTCCTTTATAAGTTTCTGGAAACCAGTGAACTCGTTGGGGAAAGTGTTTTAACTCATCAATAAAATCGATGTTCTCAGTGCATGCAGTGCGGGTTTCAGTAAGATAAATCACCAATCCACCCCTTTGATGGCTTCTTCAACAGTGCCAGACGGCTCTTTAGTTTTGTGCAACTGTATAAAATCCCAGCATTCCCTAGCCGATTTAAACGTCATTTCTTTGCCAATTTCATCTGGGATACCGTAGATGTCGCAAAAATAAATGCACATCATCATGCCATCCATACTATCTAGACCAGTATCTTTTAGGTCATCATCTAGAGTAACGATAGGCGTAAAGTCTTGATGGGACGGTATTGCCGTACGTGCCACCTTGTTAAACAGTTCAATAAAATCCATGCTTTTCCTTTAAGTTATGACACGAACGTTAGTGTACCAATCATCATCCAACTTTCCAATTAGTTCCGTCAGAATAGACGGGCACTTTGTTAATTCCACCAGAGGCAACAGTTGAGCCAAACGTAGAAACGGAAGAGTCGGTTACAAAGGCTCTATACCCAACTCCAGAGCCGCTGGCGCTTGGAAGTGAACCAACCGTGTAAACAAGGTTTGTTGGCTGCTCGGCAACAAGCGTAGCCAATACGCTATTTTCTTGATTGAAATAAAGGCGCAGAACGTTAGTCAGTTGGGCAAGATATAACTGGCTAAATTCTTGTTGCGGAAGAGGTAGGTTAGGTACGGCTGGGGCTTGAATTTGACTCATGTGTTACCCCTTCTACCGTCAGGACGAATGTCAATACGAGGAGCGCCTAATTGCCATTGGTCTCCAAGGTTATTGTTTTCCACTTTAAACGCCATTTGTCTGCCACGCACCCGCACATAGATAGTCCCTGTAAACTGTTCCACGTTAACCACAGAAGTTCTGGTAACCGTAGCATAAGCGCTGCCGCCTTGAGATAGAGGGTCGTTGTATCCAGAGCCTGAGTTTTGCAATGGGTACATAGTCATAGTGACATTAGGGTTTGCACTAGTAGACCCACGGAAAGTCAAGTCAGGAAGGATTCTCCAAACAAACCCAAAATTATGCCCGTCATCAATGTCAAATTCAGATGAAACAATATAAGAGTCAATTGCTGATGGTGGCAATTCAGTGCCATCATCTACTCCGTATTCGTGATAAACAATGTTTTTAGAATAAGTTGCCGCTAATGGATAGTTACGCAATCCAGTATCTAACCATGCGGTACGACCAAGATAACCGTAGTACCAGACTTGTTCTAAATAGTTGTAGATAACATAGGTATCAATGACTGTACTGCCCTCAGAACAATAATAGAACCACACCTCGTTAAAGCCTTCATTGGTACTAGCAAAAAATTGGGAGGCTTGAGATAGGTTGATATTGCCGTAAACAAATTGTCGGAGGTCACAACTAAGCGTACTTACGCTACCGTCATAGCGATAGAACTTGTCTCGACCCATCCAATACACAATGCCTGATGCCAAAGCCGTAGCGTTTTCGCCCGCAATCGAGATATTGTCTCCCAAAAGGGTTGAACCCCATACTGCTGGCGCTCCCAAATACTGTAAAGAATACAGGGAAGAATCTGTCCAAACCAAGATTTCCTGACGCACTTGCATCGCAGTTACGATAAGGGAACCGTGAGAAAGGCGCAAACTACCAGCCTGATTGGTTGCGGCAGGAGTCCACATTGTGATGGATTCTTGGTCTGACCAGCGAATCAACATGGGGTCTTGTACCGCAGAACCATAGTCATTGCATCCAAACGCAAAGACAAAACGGGATACGTCAGAAATAGCAATATAGTTTTGAATAGTAGGCACATCAGAAGCGCCTACGATGGTAGAAATATTGACCCCAACACTGGTAACTCCGTTGGCGGCAGTCCAGTAATACATGCCACCGCCACGGGGTCCAAACACCAAGTTTTCACCAAAGTTAGCCTGAGACCACAATCTAAGGTCTTGAGCAGTGGTGGCGCTATTACCCCAAGAGCCAGAACCCCATGCACCAGAACCCCAGCCAGACAAAGGAACAGCAATATCAGTTCCTGTATCAATCTGGTATTGTGCAGTTACCGCACCGCCTTGTGAAGATGCGCTATTAGAAGCGGTGGTAGAAGCCGTGATGTCGTAGGTGTTGGCATCAATAACCGTCATCTGATACCAGCCAGTAATAGTCACCCCATAAAAAGTGCTTGTAGAAGTAAAATCTACAAAGTTTCCTGTAATTCCACCGTGCGAGGTAGCGGTTACTCTAATGGTTGTTGAACCAGAAAAGCATTGAAAAGGATTGGTTAGAGATACGGTATAGCGTATAACGGTAATAGAAACTGTGCCACCACCAGCGGGAACGGTAGAAGTCGCAGCATCTGCTACGGTAATTTGAAAGGTGTTTAAACCAATTCTGGTAACGGTAAATTGATTGTTAAAGTCGGCAGCAGGGATGCCGCCAACGGCAGACGTACATCCAGAGATTTGAACTACGTCCCCTGTGTAAAGATTAGAACCAGCCCAAGTTACCACTACAGTCTTGAGCGTATTGGTTACCCCAAACGCATTTGTTAAAGTGGTTGAAGCCGTTGTGTACTTTAAGGGCGTGATGTCATAGTACAGACCACCACTTTCAATGTAGTATTTTAGGCTTGTACCTACAGCAAGGACGTTTAAACTGGCTAAAGTAATCCAGTTCCACAGCGCACGGCAAACTCCAAGAAAAGTGGAGTTAGAGATTTGATACCAGCCACCTACTTTTTCAGGTGTGCCTTGACGAAAACGAATCTTGTCACATTCATACCAACCGCCCTCAGTTGTATAGCGGGTATTCTCCCGATTTACTCCAGATTTGAATATGATTTTCTTTAGCGGCATACATAACCTTATGTGTAGAGGGGTGTGCCAGCCTTTAATTGGGCAATTGTTAAACCTCCAGTGTACTGGAAGTGAGCAAATTCTTTAAATGATTTCCATTCAGCAGCCCATTCAAGTCCTGCTTCTTTGCCTAACTTACCCACTTCAGCCCAGACGGGTGCGGAAGTATCCCACTCAGGCTTTCCATTAACCAAAGGCACAACATCCACTGCACAGCGATAGTTATGATAAGAATCACCAGCATTAGCATTGGTGACAATTTTTCCCATTGTCGTGCGTCCTTGGTTGTAAAGGGCGGCTTGAGACTCAAAATCCCGATAAGTTGACGTAACCAATAAATCAATATTGTTCTCCTTGCACAACTCAATAAACTTTTCCACACGCTCTTTGGTTTGCGGATTTAGTTCTTCTAGGCTTCTTGAATTAATCATTTACCCACCATTGGAGTGGAGTTAAAAAGCATTTGGTCTTTCTTTTGAATGCCAGCGGAAGACCCAAAGTAAAACTCAATGATTCCTGTCCAAGCCGTGCCTAACGAGACAAGCATAATCATTAGAGGTGTATTTCCAGTATCTGCGGGATGAACCATAAGATAGCCCAAAATACCAAAAAACCCGGCAGTAACAAGCACACTAAGAATAGGAGGAATAACGCTCTGAGTAGAAGTTTGCATCTCTCTAGCACTTTTTCTATCCTCCACCGCCAATTGTTCAAAGTTTAAACCTAGAGATTGGGCTTGTTTTTGCAACTCAATTTCAGCAACTTTGACTTGGGCAATCTGTTCTGCTGACATTTTGCCACTATCCATCATGTCTTTTGCGTCTTCTTGGCTAACGCCTAACGCTTTGGATACTGCGGAAACAGCAAGCCCCGCCAACGGACCGCCAAGTGCGGTGGCAATTGTTGGCGCAACTTGCTCTAACCAGTTCATGTTTACTCTACAACTTCTGCGTTAACTTTCTCAACAGACGCTTGGGCTTGTGCTTCTTTTTGGATAGCATCGACCAATTGGAATACGTCTTGATAAGGACGGCTTCCAAGATACGCCATGATTTGGTTTACGAGTTGTGTGGTGAAAGTAATTTTGTCCATTGTTTAGGTTTCCGTTTTAGGTTGATTTGCAGCCATCTGTGCTTCATAAGCAGCAACAACGTCAGCAGTCCAAGCCACATTGCAGATTGCCACAACATTGGCGGGTTGACCTTCAAGGTCTTGACCCGGTGCTAGGCTTGTGCGGTGGTAGGTTTGGCTCAGTTGTTGACCGTCTTCCATGATGCGGGTTGCCTCACGATAGAGAACGATGCCGTTCTCAGTCACGGTAATTTGGTCTACTACGATTTCTTTTGATAAAGCCATTTTGCTTCTCCTTCTGTTAAAAAATCTGTCCGACTAACGAATCCACGTTAATTAATTAAACAAAATAAAAACCTGTACCTTGAATTTCAAAAGCACCATTAGCATATGTTGTGCTATTTGCATAAAGATTGGCTGTTGCTGATCCGGGAACTATTTGCCATCCAATTCCTGAGCCTGTACTTGGTGTCCATTTTCCAACTAAACCTCCCCAAGACAAATAGCCACATAACCCTCTTATGTAAGAACTTGGAGTAGTTGCTGAAAATGGAAACCCTGTAACTGTTACATTTCCACTTCCACCTGTAGCACCACCAGCAGAATAAATATAAAAATTGTAATAAACCATACGACCAATTTTTGTGTAATAACCAAATGCATTTGTTGCTGTATAAGTTGGCTGTGTTCCATCTGTAGCAAATACAGGGGTAAAAGTACCTTTTTCATAGTCATCTAGACAATTTGCATCAGATGAAGCGGATTGGGTTGCTGGGAAAGTTACTCCTACGCCAGATGCTGTAGTTGTTCCGCCAGCCAAAACTAAGTTGCTATTTGAATTAAGACGCATTGCTTCTGCACCGTTAATAGCAATAGCCACTACATTACTTGCTGGGTAATACACACCAGTAGTAGCGCCACCAGTACCACCTTGTACTGCTGGGTTAGATGCGCTACCGTCTGTTCCGTTTAAAATGAGTGACATGGTTGTTCCTTGTTCTGTTTTTGGCTAATCTGGTCTAGTTAATTAAGATACTCTGTAGGTTGCACCAAAAGTAAAGTTACCTCCACCTGCAATGTTAAGTTGAGTTGTACTTCCACCATCCTGTGCGTATTGATAGTAATCAATGTTTGTTGCACCAGAGGGGAGCAGTGGTGTTACTGTATATCCAGAAGCAACAATACCGTAGTTCCAATATCCGTTATCAGCAGGACCATCGCCACCTACGTTTGCGAATGGAAGACCTTTTAACAACAATCTTCCTGAACCAGTTGAACCAGTAAACGCAACACGACCATAAACTTTTACAAAGCCACCAATTTTTACATAATAACCTTCTTGCTGGGAGTAAGTCGCTGTACCAGCACTGCTGGCTCCAGCGACAGTAGGTGTAAAAGTACCTTCTTCATAGTCATCCAAAGTGTTTGCGTTAGATGACGCATCTTGAGTTGCTGGGAAACAAATACCAACACCACCGCCATTTACAGTGCCACCCTTCAACACTACTGTGCCGTATTGATTGAATCGAACAGCCTCTGACAAAACATTGGAATTGATTGTTTGTACAGCCAGATAGCCGTTTGCAGTTGAAGTTGCCGCATCTACACCAGCAAAAATTGTTGCTGATGGGTTTGTGTTTTCGTAACCGGGGTAGTACGCATACAAGTCAATCATGCGTGTACCAAACGGCGCACTTGTCGTATCAATTGGCTTGTAGATGGACTCTTTGCCAACAGAGTTTGAGCCACTTACAGAGCCACCAGTCGCACCCAAAACCATTTGGTTGCTGGTGTTGACGGTCAATACAACCGTACCATTCGACTGAAGTTGCAATACACCTGATGCATCTCCTGTAGAGATTAGACCTCCAGAGCCTGTGCTTGATGCGTTAATTATTGATGCCATTATTTTTTCTCCAATGCTGTGACTTTAGCGCTAAGTTCTTGGATTGCCGCAATTAAAACTGGAACCAAGTCTAAATATCTCAATCCC